TGTGCTAAAGCAAGTAAGAGTGAAAGGAATAAAGGGTGTGAGGAGTTGGAGGAGAAAGTAAAAGTGTTTAATGGTCAATCAAGCAATCCGTCAGAAGATATGAAAGGTGTAGAGCGGAAGTTCACAACACAACCATCTAAAAACAATCACCCCACGGTAAAACCAGTAGCACTTATGAGATACCTAGTAAGATTAGTCACTCCTAAAGGTGGTACTGTATTAGACCCTTTTATGGGTAGTGGTACAACTGGAATAGGTGCTAAATTAGAAGGTTTTGACTTTATAGGGATAGAAAGGGAGGCAGAGTATATTAAGATAGCTGAGGCAAGGATAAATGCTTGGGAGGCAGAGAAACAAAAGAAACTAATATAATCACTATGAATATACTATCCCTATTTGATGGAGTAAGTTGTGCAAGGTTAGCACTAGAGGCTAATGGAATTAAAGTAGACAAATATTATGCTTCTGAAATAGATAAATATGCTGTTAAGGTAACTCAAGCTAATAGACCAGATACAATACAGTTAGGAAGTGTTATAGATTTACACCTTGAGGAAGATATAGATTTACTTATAGGAGGAAGCCCTTGCCAAGATTTAAGTATTGCTAAAAGAGATAGAAAGGGATTGAGTGGAGATAGAAGCTCTTTATTTTATGAGTATGTACGAATACTAAACGAGATAAAGCCTAAGTATTTTATATTAGAGAATGTGGCAAGTATGCCTAAAGAAGCGAAACAGACCATTACAGAAGAGTTGTTTAGGATAGAGCCAGTTATGATAAATGCTAGTCTTGTGTCTGCTCAGAATAGAAAAAGATTATTTTGGGTGGGTAAATTAAAATTAGATGGTAGTTATAAACAAATAGAAATACCACAGCCTGAAGATAGAGGTATACTACTTAAAGATGTATTAGAAGAAGCAGATACAGATAGATTAAAAAGTTATTGTATAGATGCCAATTATTATAAAGGAGCTAGTTGGGAACAATATAAAACTAAAGGAAGAAGACAATTAGTTAAAATTGGTCATTTTAATTCAGGTGGACAGGGAGATAGAATATACTCTCAAGAAGGTAAGTCAGTAAGTTTATCTGCAAATGGTGGAGGAAGAGGAGCAAAAACTGGGCTGTATTTGGTAAATGAATACAACAAAAGAGTAATGATAGATAAGAGTGGTACTTTAGGTACTACAATGGGAAGAACCGCAAAACAGGGATACCAGGTAGTTGATGATAAACATTCAATTCTCCGAAAGCTACACCCTATAGAATGTGAAAGATTACAATCTATGCCAGATAACTGGACAAATCCTACAGGAGATATATCTAATACTCAAAGATATAAGATGTGTGGCAATGCTTTTAATGTTGAAGTTGTTGCTCATATCATAAAACATCTACAATGAAGATACAAGCCACAGTAGTATTCCAAAAAAACTGGGAGGCTAATAAAAGAATTATAGTCAATCAAGGAGGAGCTAGAGCCTCTAAGACTTATTCTATTGCACAGAAATATATACTTAAATTATTGCAAGAGACAGGTAGAACTTTATCTATTGTAAGAAAGACTACCCCAGCTCTTAGAATATCTGTGATGAGAGACTTTCTTGAAATATTAGTTAATATGGACTTATATGATAGCTCTAACCATAATAAGACAGATAAAACATATACACTTAATGGAAATTTAGTAGAGTTTTTTGGAATGGATGACCCACAAAAGAAAAGAGGAGCTAAGAGAGATTATTTGTGGCTTAATGAGGCAAATGAATTAACACTAGAAGATTGGAGGCAATTATCTATCCGTACAACTGGAGAGATAACCTTAGACTATAACCCTTCAGATGAGTTCCATTGGATATATGATGAAGTAATGACTAGAAATGACTGCACATTTATAAAGTCAACATATAAAGATAATCCTTTCTTACCACAGACACTTATAGATGAAATAGAAAAGTATAGAGAGCTTGATCCAGCTTATTATAGAGTATTTGGAATGGGGGAAAGGGGAGCTAGTCAATCTACAATATACACCCACTGGAAAGAGTGTGATGATTTACCAGAGGCTTATGACAATAAATGCTATGGAATTGACTGGGGATTTAACCATCCAACTGCTGTAGTAGAAGTAAGAGAAAAAGAGGGTGCTTTTTATGCTAAACAGATATTATATCAGTCAGGCCTTAATAGCTACTCTATAATAGACAAATTAGAGGAATTAGGGGTGGATAAGACAGCTAGAATAATTGCAGACTCAGCCGAGCCAGATAAGATAAACGATTTATACCGGGCAGGATATAGGGCAGTGCTACCAACTGTAAAAGGTAAGAATAGTGTAGCTAGAGGTATAAAAGCAATTAAAGGGCACCCGTTATTTATAACATCAGACTCAGTAGACGGAATAAAAGAGATTAGATTTTATAGATATATGGAGGATAAAAACGGCAATATATTAGAAGACCCAATTAAAGTTAAAGACGACTTTTGTGATGCTATGCGGTATGCAATAGATTATATGGTAGAGAGTAAAGTCTCATTTGCTAGAGTATATAATAATAAACCAGCTGGATTTTAACATATATGAAACAATACCCTCCACAAAAAGATGTACAGAGATTGGCAAATTATGAGAAGTATGAACAATTATTTTTAGGACAACATCAGGTAGCTTTTGCAGATAAACTTAAAGATTATGCACCTCAATTCTCAAGTACTGCTGCTAGATATGTAGCTCTTAACTATCCTCGAATGATTAGCACAGTTTCAGCTGACTTGCTTTTTGAAGAGAAACCTAGCCTTGTTTTAGAATATAATCAAGATTTTGTTAATACTTTATTTTATGAAAACTCTTTGTGGGTGCAGTTTTATGAGAATGCTTTAAGCTCTAGCTATAAAGGAGATGCTGTAATGCGAATTAGAGCTGAAGAGGGTCAGATTAAAATAGATACAGTTAAACCGGATGTATATTTCCCAGTATATGATGAGAATAATGTAAGTAATCCAATTAAAGAGCATATCTTAGCCTATGTTGTAGAAGATATGGGTAAGAAAATGCTCTTGATAGAAACCTATGCTCAAGGATATATTGAGACTAATCTATATGATTTCAAAGATGGACAAATTGGAGGTGAATTAGATCTACAAGCATATTATCCAGATTTAGAGCCTTATGTAGAGACAGGATTAGGTAAAGGCTTCTCACTTATTCACCACATTAAAAACTGGGGGCTAGCAGGTAAATTCTGGGGTATTAGTGACTATCAGGACTTAGAGGACTTATTCTTTGCTATAAATAACAGGTTATCTCGTAATGAGCATATCTTAGACAAACACGCAGACCCTATATTAGCAGTTCCAGAGGGTATATTAGACCAGAACGGACAAGTTAGAAAAGGAGATATTGGTGTAGTAGAATTACCAAGCAACCCTATTAGTGGAGAAGGTAGTGTGCCACAATATATTGTATGGGATAGTAAATTAGAATCATCATTTGCACAGATTGACGCTTTATTAGAGCAATTATGGATAGTATCTCAGATGTCCCCTAGCTTATTTGGTATAACTAAGTATGGAGTAGCTGAGTCAGGAAGAGCCTTGAAGTATAAGTTATTGAGAACCTTATCTTTGAAACATAGAAAGCAGATGTACTGGGATAATGGGATAAAAGCACTTATCCAATCAGCAATTGAATTTGCAAGAGTAAATGGATTAAAATCAGATACATTGACAGCTAAACAAACAGAAGTGCCACAGATTATCTGGAAAGATGGATTGATAGAAGACCAATTAGAGACAATTCAAGCTGAGAAGGATAAATTAGATTATGAATTGACCACTAAAGAGGAAGCTATTAGCAATATAGACAATATTAGCCAAGCTGAAGCTATGGATAAACTAGAAAGAATACAGGCAGAGATGACAGCTAAAGCTAAAGCTAATCCTTTTAATTTTGGGACAATAGAAAATAATGACGAAAAAGACGAAGACGAAGAAGACAATATAGAAGACTAAAATATGGCACAGATAAAGCCAGAAGGTATTGTACAATCAGATCCGCAAGTTAAACTAATAGAGGCTATTGTAAAACAAGCCTATTTAGACATATTTCAATATATCCAGTCTGGTAAAGATAGCCAATCAGTAAAAACTAAGATAAAAGGTTTAGAAAAAATAGTTGCTGAATATGATTTAGATCTACAGGCTTGGGCAGATGTTAGTATACCTGGATTGTATAAAGAAGGGATGGACAATGCTGTTAAACAAGCTATAAAAGATAATATACAATATACTTTTGAAGATAAGTTTGCAACTTTTCATCAACAAACTATACAGCTTATAGTCCAGAATGCTTATAAATACACACAAAAGATTGCAGATGGATTAGAGGAGGCAGGAACATCAGCTATAACCGCAGAACAGGCAGAAAAGGTGGCAATACAAGTGGCTAGAGGTGAAATAGCTGGGAGTGACTTAAAAACTATTGCTAAAAATGTAGAAAATGAGCTAAGAGCCTCTTCCCTATCCGCTATTACTTATAAAAACGGTAGAAATGTATCTGTAGACGGTTATGCTAGAACATTAGCTAGAAGTATATTAACCGAAGCTCAGGTAACTGGTATCCAGAACACTCATATAGAAGAAGGGTATGATCTAGTACAAGTATCAGACCACTTTGGAGAATGTGCTTTATGTAAACCATTTGAAAATGAAATATTGTCTCTGACAGGTAGAACTAAAGGTTATATGACAATTGACCAAGCTAAGAATGCAGGGTTATTCCACTCTAATTGTAGGCACTCTATCTCACCATATTTTGAAGGGTTAGCCTCTGTGTCTCAGGTATATGATACAAAGACCAAGACATATCAACCTAAAGAATTAGTAGAAGCTCAAAACTGGGTAAAAGAAAAGGGGATTAGAGATAGTACAGACACAGTTACTCAAGAAGCTAAAAAATATATTTTGCCATCCGAAAAAGAAGCATTAAAGCTTATTAAAGCTGGAACAACCCCAGCACAATTTGGAGATTTAGATATTCCACCTGGTGAAATCATAAAAGCCAATCAAAGATATACTGGATTAGGTTTACTAGCAGATTATGATAATGCAGATTTAGCTCAAGATTATACTTTAGCCAATAGAATAGCTGGTGTAATTGTAGAGTCTAAAGACCCAAAAATAATGCCATATAAAAATACATTTTTGCAAAGATATGACGCAAACTTAGCTAAAAGAAATCAACCTAAGATCCAAGAGAAAGATGTTAAAGATATACTTAAGGCTTATGAACAATTTACAACTAAGATTGGGATACAACAATACAATAATGTTAATGAAGCAGTCAAAGCAGGGGATAAAACTAAATTAAAGTCAATTATAGCTAAAGAAAAAAACGAAGAGATAAAAAATTCACTCCAGAGAATGTTAAAATACCTATAGAAGTCTCATTTAGTATAATCACCTCAACGGTTAGCTCACGATACGAGCGATTATCAATAATTCAACACTATGGAAGAGGAGACAAACACGCAACCTGTAAGCGATAATACAGAGGAGACACAAAATGAAACAGTACAAACTGAAGAAACCAAAACAATTAGTATCCCAAAATCAAGGTTTGATGAAGTCAACCGCGAGAGAAAACAGCTACAAGCTAAACTCGCAGAGATTGAAAAGAAACAAGCTGAAGAGCAGGGAAACTATAAGGAATTGGCTACAAAATATGAAACAGAACTAAACGAATTAAAAAATTCATATAAACAAGCAAAAATTCAAAGTGCTGTAACATCAGAAGCCTCCAGATATAATCCTCAGGATATAGATGTGGTTATGAAGTTCATTGACCAAGATAGCATTCTAGATGAGTCTGGTGATATAAACACTCAAGCATTAAGCAGTGAGTTCACTAGATTAAAGACAGAAATGCCTTATCTGTTCAAAGACAGTAAAATACAAAATGCTGGTAACTCCTCAGGGGGAAACCCAGAAAAAAGCAATGCTCCTATCTTTAAGGAGTCACAGTTAAGAGATAGCGATTTCGTAGCCAGAAATCTAAAAGAAATAACTGAGGCTACAAAAGAAGGGCGAATATTAACAGGACAATAATTAAATTACCATTATGGCCGGAGAAATAACAAAGTCATTACTTGACTCATTTATCCCTACAGTTGCTGCCGCTACTGCTATGGAAACATTAAAAGAAAGAAGAGGGTTAGCTAGATTTGTTAATACTGATTTTTCAAATGATGTAAGACAATATGGAGAAGCTGTAAAAGTTGGTTTCTTAGGAGACTTAGGAACTGCTGATACAAAAACTCCTGGATCTGCTTATGCTTTCACAGGACCTGCTGACTCAGATGTAACTATTACACTTGACCAACACAAATATAAGAGCGTTTTGATTGAAGACACTGGACGTGCTTTATCACGACCTGATGTATTACAAGGATATATCAATGAAGCTATCTTCTCAGTTTTGAAAGATATCGATGTATCTATTGCTACTTTAGGATTAAGTTTCTCAAATACAAAAGATGAAACTTCTGCTCATTATGATGATATAGTAACTTTGAGAGAGACTTTAGTTGGAAACAAAGCTCCAATTGAAGGGCCTTTCATCTATGCTGTATCTGCTAGCAAATATGCTGACCTTTTGAAAGATGATGATATTAACAAGCAATTAAACTTTGGTGGAGCTGTAGCACAGACCGCTAACCTACCACAAGTTGCTGGAATGTCAATCTTTGAGACTCAGTTAATCCAAAGCGGAGGAAGCCCAGTAAGAAAATACAACATGGCTTTCCACAAAGATGCTATTGGACTAGCTATCAGACCACTTCCAGTTGATGGAGATGGAATGGGGGTAAAACAAGGCGTTTACAATGACCCTATTTCTGGATTATCTATCCGATTAACAATGGGATATGACAATTCACTAGGTGGAATGACAGTTCGTGCTGAAGCTCTTTACGGAGTAAAAATAATGAGACAAGGATTAGCAGTAGCTTTGAAAGAAGTCTAATTTATCCCTACACTCATACTATTAAGAGCTTGAAATATAGCTCTTTTTAGTTTATACTGATACATATAATTAAAAACACTATATGAAACCAAGACAATTAGATAGCTTATACAGTAAAACAAAATTACATAATGAACAAATATATAAACAAATTAAAGATATTGATTTACAATTATCTAAAATTAAATTAGCAAAAGATAAATATAGTTTGTTAATAGATAAAGATTTTTTAACAAGGCAATATAAATAATATGAAACCAAAAGTATACTTCTCTACTACTCCACTTAAAACAAAAATAGGTGGATTTGGCAATGTAGCTAATGGCTGGTATGATTCATCCCAGAAAAAAAGTTCTAAGATAACTTTTGACATAGAAAATGATACTCAGGACATAGGATTTCTATATCATCAACCTTGGCAAGTGCCTACTCTTAAGAATTGCAAGAAAAAAGTGGGGTACTTTATGTTTGAGTCCACAAAATGCCCCCCAGACTGGAAAGAATATATGGAGCAATGTGATGTAGTGGTTACACCATCAAAGTTTGCGAGAGACATATTTTTTAACCAATTTGGCATTGATAGCATTGTAATACCTCACGGAATAGATACAGAGATGTATAAATACCAGAAGAGAGAGAAGAAACCTTACTTTTGGTTTTTACATTATAATGGATTTGATTTTAGAAAAGGGTTTGACATTGTAATAGATGCCTTTACAGCTGAATTTGGACAAGATGAGCCAGTCAGATTGACTATAAAATCATTTAGTGGAAATAACTATCCATATTCTAATCCTAAGATAAACACAATTATAGGTGAAAGCACTAGAGAGGAATTATTGGAGCTATTAGGTAAACATCATTGTTTTGTGTTCCCGTCTCGAGGTGAAGGTTTTGGAATGCCCCCATTAGAAGCTATGGCGACTGGATTGCCAGTTATTATCCCAAATGCACACGGATTAGCTACATATTTTGATGACAACTATTGCTATGGGGTAGATTATCAGTATTCTAAGGCCAAATATATGCGTGAGGACTATGATAAGAATGATTTAGGTATATGGGTAGAGCCCACAATAGAAAGTGTCAGAAAACAGATGAGACAGGCTTATAATGACTGGAAAAATAACACAGGACAATATACTAAGGGATTAGATAAAGAAAGGGCAGAATATGCAAGTCAATTCTCATTAAAGAATTCTTATGAGCAATTAGAGGATTTATTTTTAAGTCTCATTTGATAAGATAGGTGTAATAAACCTACTTATTATGGCATTAAATACAATATTATCACATCCAGACCAAGACTCTTATGTAACTGTAGCCGAAGCAGATAGTTATTTAATTGCAAAACCACAATATAACACTTGGGCTAGTTTATCTACTAGCGTTAAAGAGGCATATCTTAAAGCCTCAGCAAGACAGATGGATTCATTTAGATATAAGTCTATAAAGTTATATGAAAGAGCAAAAGATTATAGACAAGACCAAGGATTGGCATTTCCAAGATATTTCTTTGAGGATTTATTTCAAGGTAGAGTAGTCTCAGCCACTGCTACAACTTTTACTATAAACGACTATCTAACTTCTGAGAATACTCCAGATGATGTATTTAATGGGGGGAGTGTAATTATCCAAGAGGGAACTGGGAAAGGTCAGACTGTAGCTATTACTGATTGGGATTATGCTACTGGAACTGGAACAGTTGCAGGTTGGTCAGTACAACCAGATACAACTTCTCAAGTGTTATTAGTTTTGCCAATAGATAAAAAGGTAAAATATGCTCAGATGGAACAGGCTTATTTCTTGGCTTTAAGTAAAGATAAACAGATTGAGGATATAATGACAGGAGTATCTAGTTATAAGATAGGTGATTTGTCTGAAACCTATGATAAATCTATGTTAACAGATACTTTAGTTAATGGAGTACCTTTCTCTAATATAGCTTTAGCTAATTTAAGAGGTTTAATTGATAGAACTGGATATATAGCTTACTAATATGATAGATATAACTCAATATCTAAACCAAGAGCTTACTCATAAGACTAGAATTAGCTATGATAAATATGGCAAGATTGAGACTTTAAGTTCTAATATAAAGGGTAGATTAGTGGCTAGTAGTGTACAAAATAGAGGACTACAAGCTAAACCTTTAGACTATGATGTAGAAGTATGGCTAGAACCAACTCAAGCTATGGCAGTAGAGGATATAATAGCCGACTGTGATAATAGTTATAGGGTTTTGCAAGTTAATGAATATAGGGCTAAAGATGGAAGTTTGCATCATAAAAAAGCCTTATGTCAAAAGTATGTCTAAGATTATAAAGAATACTATTACTCCTAACTTAAAGAAGCTCCTAAGCGTAGATTTAAGGCAACAATGGGGTTATATATGCTCAGGGGAATTACTTAGATTGTCTAGAACGCAAGTTCCATTTGGAATAACTAAACACAGAGGTAGATTGTCTCAATCAGGAAAAGTTAAAAAGTTTGGTGAAAATTGGGGAGTATCTTATAATACAGATTATGCTTTATACCAGCACGAAGGAATGAGAAAAGATGGAAGTAGAATAGTTAGGAAATGGAATAATGGTAGAAAAAGCAAATATTTAGAGGATCCACTTAAAGAGAATATAAGGATGTGGGATAGTATAGCTAGTAAAGTATTAACAGATGAATTAAAAAAGAAATTATGACATTATTATCTGATTTAGCCACATATATTGACACCAATACCAGCTTAACCGTTGGGACTGATTTATTTATAGGAACACTCCCAGCTCAGCAAGATAACTGTGTCGGTATATTCCAAACTGGAGGTGTACAACCTACTACTTATTTAGATATAAAGAAACCTACTATCCAGATTATAGTTAGAAATACTAATTATGAGACTGCTCAGCAATTAAGTTATACAATCTATGACCTTATACATCAGAAAATAGGTGGTACAATTGGAGCCACTAATATGTACACTATATTTGCTTTGCAAGAACCGACTGAGATAGGAGAAGATGAGACTGGAAGGGCTATTTTTACTTGTAATTATGTATTTGAGATAAGGTAAAGTCTCATTTGCTAATATAATGATATATCAATAATTTATTCACAACTATGGCAATGTCAGATATAAATGTGGGATATGCAACAGTTACTTACGGAGGACAATCTTTAGGAGAAACCGAAGGAGAAGTAACAGTAGAAATCACCACTCAAAGAGTAATGCAATCTTCAGACACTTATGGGGCAGAAACTCCTTATGATATGATTGAGATTGGAAGGCAAATGAAAGTAACAGTTCCTCTATCCGAGTATGCAATTGGAACTATGCAAAAGATTTTACAAACTGAAACTACTGCAAACGGAAAGTTAGAGATTGGACAAGCAGTAGGACAGTCAACTAGAGCTTTTGCTGCTAAATTAGTTGTCCACCCAGTTATAAAAGGAAGCAACACTGGATCAGATATAATTATGCACAAAGCAGTTGTATCTAGCGAAACTATCTCAGCAATCTTTGCTAACGATGCAAGAAATCCTATTGAAGTTGAATTTACAGCTTTATTAGACACAGGAAACACCGAAGGAGTATTAGGATATATTGGAACTCCTGCTTAATTAACTAATTAAAACACTATGATTGAAATACAACCAATTACACTTAATGATGTCTTTGCTTTATCTAGTAAATTGTCTGGGATAATCAAGGAAATAAAAGAAGTAGAGGTACAAGATAATATGTCAGTAATGGTATTATCTAACCTTGAAAAGTTTATGCCTATATTACCTATTTTTACTAATGGGCAGTTATCTGAAGAGGATATAAGAAAACTATCAATTAAGGAAGTTGTAGAGCTAGTAGACCAGATATTAGAGATTAACGAGATTGACCAAGTTGTGGGTTTATTTCAACGAATAGCCAAAAAGGTACAGCCGTCAGTGAAAAAATAGACTTTAAGAAGGTTATACTACAGCTATTCGCTCAATATTATCATTATACAAAGACAGCCACCCTAGAATTAACTATAGGGGAGGCTGTTTATTTTTATAAGTGTATAGAGAAGATAGAGAAAAGAAATCAATTAGAAAAGATAGATGATTATTTGATGTACACTAATATAATTATGCAACCACATCTTAAGAAAGAACATCAAGGTAAATTATCTAGGCAGTTATTAAGAGCTAAAGATAGTATACAGCCACCAGCTCCAAAATCAAAGGAAGAAATAGAAAAAGGATTAGAACGGTTAAAACAATTGCTTTAGTCTCATTTGGTAAAGTGTATATAAATAAGCAAATATTATGGCACTATCTGTAGGAGAAGTAATCGCAACATTTGACGCAAATATAAAAGGGTTTGAGGCTGGAATAAAAAAAGCCGAAAGCCAAATGCAGGGTTTTGACAAAGCTGTATCTAGTGCTGGAAATAAAATTGCTAATGTATTTGAATCTATTGGAAAAGCCGCTATTGGATATGCCAAAATCTTAGGAGTAGCAGGAGCTGGAGCTACTGTGTTTGCTGTAAAAACTGCTGCTGATTTACAATCATTATCTACTAGTTTTGAAACCTTAACAGGAAGTGCTGAAAAAGGGAAAAAAGTCTTTATGGACTTAAAAAAGATGGGAGCCACCACTCCATTTGAAGTCACTGATTTAGCCAAAGCCACTCAAGTTATGTTATCTTTTGGAGTAACTGTAGACAATAGTCAAAAATATCTTAAAATGCTTGGGGATGTTGCTATGGGCAATAAAGAAAAATTATCTGGATTATCTATTGCTTTTGCCCAAGTGCAAGGAAAAGGTAAGTTAATGGGACAAGAGTTATTACAATTAATTAATCAAGGGTTTAATCCATTACTTACAATTGCTCAAAAAAATCTAGGAGCTAAAATGGGATTAGATTTTGAAAAAACTCAAGAAGCATTAAAAAATAATAAAATTACAACAGAACAAGTTAATAAAGAATATTTGCGTTTAACAGACCAGATGGAAAAGGGGAAGATATCTGCTGATATGGTAGCTGAAGCATTTAATTTGGCAACTTCTAAAGGTGGATTGTTTTATCAGGGTATGGATAGAGGGGCTAAGACTCTAGCAGGTACATTCTCAACCTTGATGGATAATATAAAAATGATGGTTGCAGGTTTGGCTGGATTATCTGAGGAAGGTACAATCGTAGAAGGTAGCTTATTAGATTTAACACAAAAAGGTGTAAATGCACTTAATGATGCAATGGGTAAAATAGATTGGGTAAAAGTAGGGCAAGATATACGAAATAATGTTGTGACTGCTATTGAGGCATTAAGAACAGCAATAGAAACTATAATAAATTGGTACAACCAGCATAAATTAGCAATAGAAGTGCTTTTGGTTACACTTGGTTCATTTGTGACTGCTATAACAATAGTTAGAACTGCTATGTTAATATATACTACAGTAATGACTATAGCTACAGCTATAAGTGGTGGATTTGCTGCAGTGTTAGCATTTATAACTAGCCCAATTGGACTTATAATTATAGGACTTACAGCTTTAATTGCTTTAGCTTATGCTTTATGGCGAAATTGGGGGACTTTAACCGCTCAAGGTACTTGGCTTGGAGATACATTGCGATTTATTGGGAATATGGCAAAAAGTGCTTGGGATGCTATTAAAGGATTTATAGACACCTTATCTAAAATTAAAATGCCAAGTGAATTACAAAAATTGATAGATGGATTTAATGCTATAAAACAAGTAGTGGGTGGTAAAATGAGTTCAATAGGTGATTTCTTAAAAGGTAAAATACCTGGATTTGCTAATGGAGTCAGAAACTTTGGAGGTGGATTAGCTGTAGTAGGTGAGCAAGGTCCGGAACTTGTCAATTTACCAAAAGGAGCTGATGTATTTACTAATCAGGAAAGCAGACAAATGGTTGGGGGTGCTGGTATTACAATTGAGAACATGAATATTAAAAATGGAGCTGATTGGGAATATGGCGCACAATTCTTAGCTCAAAGATTAAGATTATCATAATGGCAACAGAAACATTACAATTTAACGGGATTACAGTTGGAATAGGTGGAAACTATCATCTTGAAACTTTAGAGGGCTTATTATTAGGAAATATTGAGTTTAATAGCTATCTTATACCTCAGACTAATAGCTCTAAAATAGTCTCTAACTATATCAAATCTAAGATTATAACTATAGACATAGGTGTCAGAGGAAATGATCTAGCTGACTTCTATGTCAAAAGAAAGGCTTTGCTTAATGCAGTCTATCCTCAGGCTAATGAATTAGTAGAATTTACCTATACTACAGATGAAGGGGATATTTATGTATTTAATGGAGTTTTAAGGGGTGTCCCTGCTGAGAATACAAGAGCTGGGGCTTATCAGGTGCTTGGTTTCTCATTTTATATCCCAGATGGGCAAATTAGAGGAAGCATTCTTAATTCACAAACATTATCTCAGGCTGGGGTAGCAACTGGAGCTGTATTGCCTTTTACTTTGCCAGTATTATTAGGAACTGCTACAGGTGGAGCTACAATTAACAATGCAGGGAATGGATATGCTCCAATCAATATAACTATTACAGGTCCAGGAACAAACTTTACTATTCTTAATCAAACAACTAATCAATCAATGAGTATAGATAATTTATCTTTAATCTCTGGACAAACGATAGAAATTGATGGAACTGCTCAAACTGTTAAGCAATCTAATGTCTCAATATACCAATATGTGACCAGTGACTCAGTCTTCCCTACTTTAGCACCTGGCAATAATAATCTTGCTTTTTATGTAGACACTGGAGCCACCTCAAGCACTCAAGCAGTAATAACTTGGTATAACACTTATGTCGGAATATAAATATATACTTTGGGACTTCAAAACAGGGGCTAAGGAGATATTTACCGAAGCAACCAATAGAAGCTACTCTTATCAACTAAACAGGGCTGGGAAGGCTAGTTTTACCCTTCCTATAACCTCAGATAGATTAGCTACTTTCCCAATATATTTAGGAGTGACTAGATTATTGATTTATAGAGAAAATGTTTTGATTTGGGCTGGGGTAGTTTGGGAGATGGAAGAGAATGCCTCAATAGATGAAGGTACAGTTAATGTACAATGTACTGAGATATTTCATATATTATCTGAGAAGAGATATACCTCAAACACATATACAGCCACAGACGCAGGTCAGATAGCTTGGGGCTTGATAAACACAACACAAGGGCTGACAGGTGGTAATTTAGGGCTCACACAGGGTACTATACAGGCAACTCAGAATAGAGATAGAACATATTTAGATGAAAAGATAGGTGAGAAGATTATCCAATTAACCGAAGTTAATAATGGTTTTGATTTTCTAATCACTCCAAGTATCAAAATAAATACATTAGGTGTATTCAATGTATATAGTAAGCGAGGGTCTACAATTACAGATATTGAATTAGAATATGGTGATGGACTAAGAAATAATATACAAGCTTGGCGAAGAGTTAGGACTTTATCTGATATGGCTAATAGTATAATTGTAGAAGGTGAGGGATTGGGAGACGCAAGGTTAACCTCAGCCGCCACTGACTCAACTTTAATTTCAGCCGTAGGACTATTAGAAGATAGAGTACAAGAGAAGTCTATATCTGTACAAGCTACATTAGACACAAGAGCTACAGAAGTCTTAAGAGTAAAGAAAACAGAACAACCCATTTATGATTTAACTCTTAATAATGCTTATGATGACTTTGGTAGATATGATATAGGAGATATAATCACAGTTAAAATTAAAAATGGTTATGTCAATATAAATGCAAATATGAGAATATATGGGATAGAAGTCAGAGTGTCTGATGGTGGTGAAGAGCAAATAAAATTAACAGTGTCTACAATAATCTAAAACATATGAGTACAAGTATCCAAGAGCAAGATTTAATTCAAACAATAAAACATTTAGAGCAAAGAATAAGTGATTTAGAAAGACAACAGAGGACAATTGCTACTACTACTGGAGCTAGTGTTAATGGAGATGATGTTGCTGTAGGTTTACCAGTTTTAGGAGCCAATTCTAAAGGTATAGAAATAAGAAAAGATCTTATTAGATTATATACAAATAATCCTAGTGGAGATATAACTGCTCAAATGGATATAACTTGGGATAGTTGGACAAATGTTATAAATATTCCTTTTTTAACAGCTTTACAAGCTCAACAAATAGCTTTTGTTTCAGTCCCAGCAACAAGCACATCAAGTGGGACAACTGGCGAAATAGCTGCTAATAATACACATCTTTATGTATGTACAGCTACAAACACTTGGCGAAGAGTAGCTTTGAGTACTTTCTAGTCTCATTTGATAAGATAAAAACAATTAAGTTAATTATATGGCAATAGATGTAAGTTTTAGAGACGGTTACTCCACCTCAGCACAAGATTTATCAAGATTCAATAAAAACTTCCTTATCAATGAGGGAGTAGCTAATGATGGCTTAAAAGTTAGTCAATCTGCTGTGCCTGCTATGAGTGTTCAAGTGATTGCAGGTACTTCCTATTTTTATGGGACTGGTACAACTGCTGACACTATGTTTGAGTTTTACTCAGATAGCACTGAAACCGTCACTATCCCAACCGCTTCTGCTCAAGCTAGAATTGATATAGTTTGTTGTAAAGTTGACGCTTCAACTGGTGTAGCTAGTCTTGTGGTAGTCTCTGGAACTCCGTCTGGTTCCCCTGCTGTACCTGCCACACCTGCTTCTCACTATAAATTAGCTGAGGTAGCTGTCGGAGCTGGTGTTACTACAATCACCAATGCCAATATTACAGATACAAGAAGAAATGTATTTGTAGCACCTACTGGAGCAAGAAATCAAGGGCTTATAAATGGTAAAATAGTGCCTACAGTAGCCTCTAACAATCTAACTGTAGCTATAAAGACCTTATCTGATACCGACCCTACTGCTACTAACCCTGTTGGAATATGGATTGGAAATAACCTAAGATGGATAACTTCTGCTTTATCTATCTCTGCCAATGCTGGGACTAACTGGTTTGCTTCTGGAAGTGCTGAATTAGCTACAAGAGAAATAGATTACTTTGCATATATTGGATACAATGCCACAGATGGTGTGGTATTAGGATTTGCAAGAATACCTTATGCTCGTCTTTACTCTGATTTCAATACTACGACTACTAATGAAAGGTATGCAAGAATATCTACAATAACCAATGCAGCTTCTGGAGATAATTATATCAATGTTGGAAGATTTGCTGCAACATTATCAGCTGGAGCTGGACATACTTGGTCTGTACCTGCCTTTACTAATACTAATCTTATACAAGAGCCTGTTTAT